AATTTGTGACACACACTCTAAGACCATATATTGAAAAAATTGAATACGCTTATTCAACACTTCTTCCAGCTGAAGCATTCCTAAAGTTTAATGTTGATGGTTTACTTCGCGGTGACTTCACAACCCGAATCCAAGGCTACTCAATTGGTTTGCAAGCAGGTTTTTATTCGGTGAATGACGTAAGAAGATTTGAGGACTTGAGACCTGTAGATTCTGGAGATCAGCACAGAGTTCCGCTTGCCAATATCAACTTAGCTGAAGCAGATGTTGTAGAGCAAGATAAACGTGTTTCTATGGCGGCAAGATTAGTTCAAACAGGTTTCGATCCTTTACAAGTTCTTTCAGCACTCGGACTTCCAAAGATTGCCCATACAGGAGTCCCATCAACACAGTTACAACAGGTGGCACAGATTGATCCAATAAATCCAGAATCAGTTTATGAGGTTCAATAATGGCTTTAACAAGTGGAGCAGTAACAATTGGAACAGTTGCAACACTTATAGATGGAGTTTCATCTTCTAACCCTATTCATTTGCATCTCCACAATAACGATAATACTGACAGTCTTTTTTTAGGTGGCCCATCAGTTACAACTTCAACAGGAATGGGTTTAGTGAAGTTAGATAGTTTTGAGATAACCTTAAGACCAGGAAACCAAATTTATGCTGTTTCTAGTAAACCAGGTCACGTTATATCTTTTATTAAACAGGATTTTTAATGCCTTATTTTATTACGAATGATGCTGAGGGTTGTGATGGCTTTGCCACAATAAAAGAAGATGGTGAAGTTATTGGTTGTCACGAAACAAAACAGGAAGCCATTGATCAGATGGTTGCTGTTTCCATTGCTGAGGATATAGAACCTGGTGGTGAAAGAATGAAACACAAAAAGAAAAAAATGAAAACTCTTTATCGTGCACCAGTAGGAGCAGAAGATAAATTTGCAACAGAAGAAGAAGCATTAGACAGGGCTGATGAAATAGGTTGTGAGGGCACACACACCATTGATGAAAATGGTGAAACAGTTTATATGCCTTGTTCAACTCACGCAGTTTATGATGCTTTAGTTAATGAAACTGATGATGATGACGAAGATTTGGAAGATGAAGAAAGAGCACCTGCACCGAAGAAAGAACAAATAAAAGGTAGCGACACCAATAAACCTGGAAGCGCAAAAGGTTCAGGGGCAAGCATAACTTTTAGTGCTGCCACAACTACCGCCTTGAAAAATAAAGTTTCTGAACATAACGACAAAATGAAAGAATTATCAAAACCTGATTACACAAGAACAAGACTCGGAACACTCAAATCCGTTTACAGGAGAGGATCAGGGGCTTATTCAACTTCTTTTAGACCAGGTGTTTCCAGAGCGGCTTGGTCAATGGCAAGAGTAAATGCTTTCCTTTACCTTTTGAGAAATGGCAGACCAGCAAACGCAAAATATGTTACTGATAATGATTTATTACCTAAAGGTCATCCAAAATCAAACAGAACAAATGATTCATTTTCAGATGAACAAAGACAAGTTGATTTAAGTCCACCAGCATATATGCGTGCATCTGCTCGCAGAGGTTTACAACTTAATGCTGAGGGGAAAGGTGGAGATGGGCTTACTGATAAAACCATTCGTGAAGCAAGGGAAATGGCTGATGGAAATGTTAGTGAAGATAAATGGCGCAGAATTTCACCTTGGATTGCACGTCACCTTGTTGATTTAGATGCCCCAAAAAATTCTGATCCTAATGATCCACAATATCCAGGTCCAGGACTCGTGGCTTTTTTTCTTTGGGGGAGCGGACCAACTAAAAGGTCAGCGCAAAGAGCAGCCGATTTTGCTCAAGGTGTTGTTGAGAGATTAGATATGGAAGAAAACCAATCTCGCTGGTCCTCAGTTAATGTAAACTTAAACCACAATGAAAAGGAAAATCAAATGAATAAAATTGAACGCAGAGTCAAAAATGATGTTGATTTTGAATTAAGACTTTTAACCACAGAGTCAGATGGAATGCAGTTCTCAGGATACGCAGCAGTTTTTGACAGCGACTCAGAACCACTACCTTTCATTGAAAGAATTATGCCTGGTGCTTTCAAACGTTCACTCAAAGCACGCAACGAAGTTAAACTTTTTAAGAATCACAATATGGATGAAGTTTTAGCATCCACACGTTCAAAAACTTTAAGACTCACAGAAGATTCAAAGGGTTTATTAGCTGAAGCCACATTGCCTGACACAACCGCTGGTCGTGACTTGGCTGTGCTTATGGAACGTGGAGATGTTCACTCAATGTCTTTTGGTTTCTCCGTACCACCTAAAGGTGACGTCTTTTCAAGTGATGGAATGACAAGACAGTTGAAAGAGATTCGTTTACACGAAGTTTCAATTGTTACAGGTTTTCCAGCTTACACAGCAACAACAGCCTCAGTAAGAAGTTTAGATATTCTTGCAACAAGAACCAATGTTGATATTGATGCTTTGGCTGATGCAATGGTAAAACTTGAAGCAGGCGAACAATTACAAAACTCTGACGCTGATTTATTGCAAGAAGTTGTTAGCAAGCTAAGAGAAAACACTCCATCAACAGATGATCTGTTAGACCTGAAGCGTAAGCATCTAGACCTACTATTCAAGGCGGTATAACAAATGGAAAAAGATAAAATAAAAGACGCAATCCTTAAAACAGCAGGTTATCCACAATCAGGTGTTATCGCTGAAATGGCTGATGCAATCGCTGAAGCAATTGCTAATCTTGACAAACCAATGGAAACAAAAAAATTTGAACCAGTTCAAGAAACCAGAATCACAGAAATAAAAGAGACACGTTAAATCTTTGTTAGACTAATAGTGGTTGCGTGGAAGCCACCACCATTTTTACTGTCGAGTGAGCCTCGCAGATACACAATATCAAAAACAATTATATAAGGAGTATTCGTGGAATACATTAAACAACAACACGAAGCACGTCAAAAGTCTTGGCACGAAGCCAAAGAACTTCTTGATAATGCTGCGTCAGAAAAACGCGATCTAACAGCAGAAGAAAACGAAAAATATGATCGTATCTCCGCTGATCTAGATTCACGCGCAAAAGTGATCGAAACCTTAAAAGCAGATGCAGATCGCGAAGTTCGCGCTGTTGAAGCAATGAGAGGTATGGAAAACCAAGCAAGACCAGTTGAAGAACTAGCAAAAGAAAAAAATGATGCAGATGCCATCCGTGCTTTAGCACGCGGTGAAATCCGTTCATACAATTTCGAAAAACGCGACATAACAAAAGGTTCAACTGGTTCGCCAGTTCCAACCTCTTTCTATGATCAAGTTATTTTGCTTGCTCGTACAGTTGGACCAATGTTGGAAACTTCAACAATTCTGAATACCGCTTCAGGTGAGAATTTACAAATTCCATCACTAAGCACATACAGCGTTGGAACTGTTACAACTGAGGGCAACGCAATTGGCGAAAGCGATCCAGTTTTCAATTCATTTAGAACTCTTGGTGCATACAAGTACTCATTCTTGACACAAGTTTCTAGAGAATTAGTTGAAGATGCAGGAATTGACATTTTGTCATTTCTTGCTGTTCAAACAGGAAATGCTCTTGGATTTGCAATCAATGAGGGATTGACAACAGGTACAGGAACAGTTCAGCCAAACGGAATTGTTACTCGTGCAGGTTCAGCCTTAACTGGAACTTCGTTGAATCCAACAGCAGATAACTTGATTGATTTGGTTTACTCAGTTGATACAGTAGGTCGCAGACTTCCTGGAACTGGTTTCCAAATGAACGCAACTTCAATTGCAAACGTTCGTAAGTTGAAAGATGGTCAAGGACAGTTCTTGTTTACACCAGCACTTTCAGCAGATACAAACGACTTGTTACTTGGTTATTCAATATTCGAAAACCCAGCAATGGCAACAGCAGCATCAGCCGTTAAACCTGTGATTTTCGGAAATCTACCAAGTTACTATGTTCGTTCAGTTGGTGGAATTAAATTAGATCGTTCTGATGATTTTGCATTCAGCAATGATTTAATTACATTCCGTGCAACAGCAAGATATGACGGAGACCTAATTCAAACAAGTCACGTCAAATTCTTTAAGTCAAGCAACTCCTAAACCGAGTTTTTGATTTAGTAAAAGTTCTGGGACACGGAGCGCAGGCCGTGTCCTAGACATAACTCGTCTCCTATCTGTAATAAGGTAGGAGACAACCTGCGAACATATGGAGTTCTTGCGTGAATCGTGAACAAAGAAGATCATTAGAAAAACAAAACAAAAATTCAAAAGTACAAACTCTTGTACAACACCCAAGACGCATTCTTTGGGTTTCCAATAGCCCCTGGGCCGCTACTGGATATGGAACTCAGAGCGCACAAGTAACCACAAGACTTAAAGCTAATGGTGATGAAGTCGCTATTGCAGCAAATTATGGTTTAGAAGCAGCATCAACTGTTTGGAACAGTCCAGCAGGCGGGATTCCTGTTTATCCTCGCGGAAATGAAACTTGGTCTAATGATGTAATTCCTGCTCATATGTACGATTGGGCTTCAAGAGATAAAGATGCAGAACATTTATTGATGACCCTTTTTGACGTCTGGGTTTTTCGTGGCGATAAGTGGAAAGAGTTTCCTGTTGCTTCTTGGACTCCTATTGATCACACACCAGCACCACCTGAAGTTGCAGCTTGGTGCAGACTCCCAAATGTTTACCCAATTGCTATGAGCAAGTTTGGTAAATCAATGTTAGAAAATGTTGGTATCGAATCTTGGTATGTGCCGCACGCAATTGAATCTGTTTTCAAACCAACCAAAACTTTTAAGACTATTGATGGTGATGAGATGACTGGTCGCGAATTTATTGGTGTAAGCGAAGATAAATTTATTGTTGGAATGAATGCAGCTAACAAAGGCGTGATGCCTAACAGAAAAGCGTTTGGGGAAAATCTTTTAGCCTTTTCAATGTTTGCACAAAAATATGATGACGCTGTTTTGTATATACACACAGAGGCATCTGGTTCTCTTGGTGGAATTAAGTTGAATGATTTGATTTTGTCTTGTGGGATTGATCCTAAGAAAGTTATTTTTCCTGACCCTTATTTGTTACGCACAGGAATCAGCCAAAATATTTTGGCAACAATTTACACGGCAATGGATATTTTGCTTGCAACAAGTTATGGAGAAGGCTTCGGTGTTCCTACCATTGAAAGTCTTGCTTGTGGTACACCTGTAATTGTTTCTAATTTTGCCGCATCTGCTGAACTGTGCGGTGATGGTTATTTGATTGGTGGGCAACCTCTTTGGAATGCACCTCAAAAGGCTTGGTTTCATTTACCATCTGTCCCAGAAATTATTGATGCACTAGAACAGGCGTATAACAAAGGCAGAGTTAAAAGTGAAAAGGCTGTGGATTTTGCAAAACAATATAACGCTGATTTTGTTTTTGAAACACAATGGAAACCAACGTTGGATAGTATTTTGCAAAGAGTGGCTTCAGATGGGTCTAGGAACGCCTTAAACGGCAAAATTTAGCGTTTTACATAAGAGGAGAACCTGTTTTGATACCAGCAATGATTGTTCCTGTTTTAACCAGATATGACCTTTTAGACCGAATGATCAAATCAATAAATTACCCAATCAAGGACTTGGTGATTGTTGATAATGGAGCTAAGCAACAAGACTGGTCTCCAACCTGGAATCAATGGGTGTCAAAAGTTTGGCATCTTAAATTTCCCTCAAATCTGGGTGTTCCTGGTTCTTGGAATCTTGGAATCAAATCTTTACCTTTTGCTGATTATTGGTTGGTAACAAATTTTGATGTTGAGTGGGGTGGGGATTCCTTGAAAATGTTTCAAGAACTTTCAAGAAAAGATAAGTTAATTTTATCCAATGGCTCACCTGCTTGGTGTGCTTTTTCTTTAGGTTGGGAAGTTGTGGAAAAGGTTGGTCTGTTTGATGAATCTTTTGTTCCTGCATATTTTGAGGACAATGATTATCAAAGAAGATGCGAGAACCAAAATGTAGAAGTTTTAAGTTCTTTCATTCCCTTGGCTCACGACAACTCCTCAACATTAAAAGCAGGATTCCAAAAAGAAAATAATTTATCTTTTGAAGCCAATTCACAATATAACGAATACAAAATTAAAACAAAGGATTTTACTGAGGGAAGATGGTCAATTAAGCGTAGGAGACAGTTGAGTTGGGATTAAAAGTTTATACTGGTGGAACTTTTGATTTGTTTCATCCTGGACACGTTAATTTTTTGAAGCGGTGTCATCAGATTGCTGGTGTGGATGGTCAGGTTGTTGTGGCTTTGAATACTGATGAGTTTATTTATGATTACAAAAAGAAGAAACCTGTTTTGACTTTTGATCAGAGGAAAGATGTTTTAGAGTCCTGTAAATACGTTGGCCAAGTTGTTGCAAACGTGGGTGGTTCAGATTCCAAAAAAACTATTGAAATGGTTGAGTTGGTTGATGTGATTGCCATTGGTTCTGATTGGGCTAGGAAAGATTATTATGCTCAGATGGAGTTTGACCAAGATTGGTTAGATGAAAAAAATATTAGTTTGATTTACATTCCATACACCAAGGGCATCTCAAGCACATTTATTAAAGGCAATTTGTGATTGTTGTTGCAACAACTCCTGGAAGGGAGAATTGGTTAAAACAATGCTTGGAGTCTATTGAAAGACCAGTTATGGTTTTATCGGATTTCACGTTTGAACTGGGTAAAATTAAGTGGGTGTTTGATAACACAAAAATTCAGAGGTTTATGTTTTTGCAGGATTCGGTTGTAATCAAAAATCAAAAAATCTTTGAACTTTTGGATGAAGATAAAGGGTCAATCGCTCTGACTAATGATCCTTGTATGTATGGGATGTATTTGGGTGTTTATGAAAAAAATACTTTAGAGATGATTGATATTCCTCTTCCAAAATCAAAAGATGAATCTATCTCATTAGAACTTTCTTGGACTGAAAGCTACTGTCGAGCCGCAAGAAACGTGCGCTTGGCTTTCACAGATTTGACTGATTCAAGAGCGAAAAGAAAAGAAGTTCTTTTTGGCAGGGAGAATCTTGTTTTGGAGAATGAGTTTTTAATTAAATACAAAGGAAACTGGGGTCAGGTTTAGTACACTAAACTAAGACTTAGAACTTAGGAGTTATTTTGGCAATTACAAACGGATACGCCTCTTTAGCAGAGGTGAAAGCCGCGCTTCGTATAACAGATTCAATTGATGATTCTTTATTGGATATGGCTGTTGAATCAGCCTCAAGACTTATAGACGGATTTGCGGCAAGACAATTTTATTCATCAGGCTCAGCAGTTAGATATTTTGTTGCTCAAGACGATTTTGTTGTTGAGGTTGATGATTTAGTAAACGGAACAGTTGTGATTCAAACAGCGCAGGATGCTGATGGTGTTTTTGATACAACTTGGGATACAAACGATTATCAACTTGAACCGCTCAATAGCGTTCTTGATGGTATTGCTTGGCCTTTCAATCAAATTCGCGCAGTCGGAGATTATCTCTGGCCTATCAGCGGTGGGGAAGCTTTGATTAAAGTAACTGGAACATTTGGTTGGCCTTACATTCCAATTGCTATTAAGCAAGCAACCATTATTCAAGCATCAAGAATTTACAAACGTTTAGACAGCCCTATGGGAATTGTTGGCTTTGGAGATATGGGCGCAATTAGAGTATCTAATCAACTTGATCCAGATGTAGCTCAACTAGTTATGCCATATAAGAGAATGCGAACATTTGTTTAATGGCCTCACTATCAACTTTAAGAACAGGTT